GGTTTCTTTTTTTCTCGGAAGCAATGCGCGTGTAGGGGGTTCTATATATGAAGTTAGTGCCTAATGATGAAAGCTCAAATCAGTGTCAAGCCATGACTAAGAGTGGCTCACAATGTAACAGGGAGGCTGTTGATGGTGGTTATTGTAGCCAGCATCATAAGCTCACTAAAGGCCGGAGTAAGGCTGGGGGCAAAATAACACTTGATGAGATACCGCCATCACCCGTTAATCTCAATGATACGGGTGCGAGGGCTTGGGGAGTCTATTGTCAATACCTAATTGATGAAGGGAGGCTGTATGAGGTGTATCTATTTGGGGTGGCTGATCTATGCAAGTGTCATGAGTATTTAGTGGCGGCGGAGGAGGATATTGAAAAATATGGTGCTGTAAACGTGTATGATAATTCCATTCAACGTAATGGGTATGCAAGCCATTACGACAAGATACAGCAACACATCAGGAATTTACGTGCTGATTATGGATTTACCGTTGCTTCCGAGAAAGTTGAGGTGGATGAAAAAGAAGTGAGCACTTACGATAGTAGAAAATCCAAAGAATGGTAGAATCAGGGATAAAGGAGTTAGACGAGTATGTAGAGGCTATAATTTCTGGTGACATTGAGGCGTGCAAGTGGGTACGTCTTGCTGTGGAACGGCATGTAAGAGATATGGGCCGTCAGGGTACAGATGATTTCCCTTATTACTTTGAGCCGAAGGCCTGCCTTCATTATGTTAACTTCTTTCGAAACCACTTACAGCATTTCGACGGCATTCATGCGGGGAAACCTATCTACTTCGAGCCGTGGCAGTACTTTGTCTGGGGCACTCCTTTTGGGTGGCTGAAGAAAGAGAAACTGCAAGATATGCACATTCGTAGATTCCGCGAAGTGATTATCATTATTCCAAAAAAGCAAGGGAAGTCTATCGTTGTTGCAGGCACGATGTTATATATGATTGATTTTGATGGATGGCAGGGGGCCCAGGTCTACGCCCTCGCTCGTAACCGTTCTCACGCCGAGAAATTAGGTTATCGTGATGCTGAAATAATGGTTGAGCAATCGGAGGAGCTTAAGAAGAGGTTCAAAACGAATAAAGGGGCGGCGCATCGTGGAGTCTATTGTGATGATATGCGGAGTTTCATCCAGCCCCTTACCTCCAAGCCTGAAAGTACGGACGGCCTCAAGGTTCATATGGCGGCTAATGATGAAATTAAAGACTGGACTGATTTTGAGATTTACGATGTTATTAAGCAGGGGACGGCAGCGAACCCTAATGCACTCATTGCTAACATCACAACGGCAGGGGCGGACATGAGTTCTCTTGGGTACGAGCGGGAAGACTATGCCAAGAAAGTGATTGAGGGTTCTATCACAGATGAACAGACTTTCGCTGTTATATACACCATAGACCAATCTGATAGAGATAAGCTTGAGAAGGCGTTATCCAAAAAAGACCCTTATCCTGATATAGAGCCGATCATCAAGAAAGCAAACCCAAATTATAACATATCAGTAGGGAAGGATTATTATGCTTCGGAGGTAGCCAGCGCTAAGACATCCTCACGAAATAAAAACAGATTTTTGACCAAACACCTGAATGTTTGGATCAATGCCATGGACCACTACTACAACATGGAGGAATGGAGGAAGTGCCGTAATGAGAAGTATAACGACTGGAAGGAGGTCTTCAAGGGTAAGCCTTGCTATGTGTTTATAGATTTGCAAAGCAAAAAAGATATATGCCCGATGTATGCGCTTTTTCCAGATGGTAAGACGAAGGCTGGGAAACCTAAATACGCTACATTTGGCATTAACTTCCTGCCTGAGTATGTCGTAAGTGAGAAGCTGGTAGGTAAGCGCTCAGAATATAACGCATGGGCATCAAGCGGTAACTTTGTGTTGACCCCGGGGAAAACTACGGATTACGACTATGTAAGGGAAGAACTTAGGCAGTGGAAGAAATTATTCAACATTAAAGCCGTTGGTTTCGATGATTGGGGCCCGCAGGTATTCGCCGAGCAGATTGAACGGATGGGACTTAAGGTTCTTATAATCAAGCAAATCACGAAACATTTAAGCGACCCGATGAAGACCATAGATGCATGGACGTTAGATCATCGAATTACGCATAATGCCGATCCGGTATTATTTTGGGCGATGAGTAATGTGGTAGCGAAAGAAGACGCGAATGAAAATGTATTTCCACGAAAAGAACATACGGATAATAAGATTGACCCTGCTGTGGCGCTTATAAATTTGGTAGCTATGGAGTTGGAAGATCCTCTTCCGTTAACCTCAAAACGAAGGGTACCGAAGGTATGGGGACTATAAATCCTGAACACGTACAACTTCATGACCCTTATAAATTTGATGAACGCTTTGTAGCGTTAACGTCAGAGTATGATACTTATGAAGAAGCTTATGAAGCGGTTGAAAGGGAATATAAATCAGTATTCAAAACCAGTAAGTATTCGAACTATAACAGCTACCGCGTGGCGAGAAAGAGACGTATTCAATCGAAAGTGTAACTTTGTTCCATTTCGGCTTTTACTTAATAAATCAAGGTAAAAGGCTAAATAATGCAGAAATGAAACAATGTTTCCTTGATTGTGCATAATATTATTAGCAACATTAAAGTTAATAATTCACAGATTGTCTATGACCTCACTTGCTCAAGTATATAATCAGGCAAAGATCCGTAATCAGGATAATAGAACCTTCGACCTGAAGCGGGGCATACCGGACTGGTTTCCAAACATCGGCATACACAATGATAGTGGTGTGCGGGTATCGGAAAAGTCAGCGCTTACACACATGGCTTTCCATCGAGGGGTCACGCTGTTAGCAAGCGCAATAGCTACACAGCCAAAACACCTATTCTACCGGGGCGCTAACGGGAAAGAAGTAGCGAGATTACATAAAGGGTATCGCCTTATATCCAAATCTCCAAACCAATATCAGAACAGCTTTCAGTTCCATTTTTTCATGGTAACGATGTTGCTTCTGCACGGGAACTTCTACGGCCTTATAACTCGGAATGCTTTTTATGAGCCGGTGAGCATCCGACCGATATTTCCCAACATGGTAACACCGAAGGTACGCAAAGATGGGGTTAAAGAATTTCATGTACATGGTAAGGACTTCAACAAGGTTTTTTCAAACAATGATATCTTTCATGTGCATGGGTTAAGTCTTGACGGAGTCAAGGGAATAAATCCAATTAAATACGCATCTCAGACGATTGGCCTTGGGCTATCTGCCGAGAAAATGCAGAGTTCAGCCTTTGGCAAGGGGTTACACGCTGGCGGGGTGATTGAGATGCCAGAAGAGTATAAAGGCATGTTAGGTTCTACTGACGAGGAGTCAACGGAATTTATGGGTGCTGTTAGGGAATCATTCCGCAAGCTCTACCAAAACGGCCCTGACAGCTGGCATGAAATGATGTTCTTAGAGCCTGGTTGGAAGTTTGACCAGTTCAAGCTCAATCTTGAGACCGCTCAGATTATAGAAACGCGTAAAATGGGCGTAGCTGATATAGCCCGATTATTAGGGGTGCCGCTTCATAAGCTGATGCAACTTGACAAGGCTACTAACAACAATATTGAGCAACAGGGCATTGAGTACGTACAGGATGGGGTGCTACCGATAACGCTTAACATTGAGGCGGAGGCAGATGCCAAGCTACTCAAATCAACTGAGCAGAACGATTACTTTTACAAATATAACCTTGACGGCTTAATGCGCGGTACGCTCAAAGATCGCTTTGAAGCGTATAGCACCGCGCTTGGTAAGAATGCACCTGGTTTCATGAGCCCGTCAGAAATCAGAGACCTTGAAGATCTTGGTCCTGCTGATGAAGATGAATTATTCAAGCCAGATAACATGAACAAACAAAGTTTTCAAGAAAATGGATAATAAAGCATACAGACCACTCAATTTCAAGATTAACAACGCCAGTGATGTAGCTGTAATAGATATTGATGGTTTTATAGGTCAGGACATGTTGGAAATGCATATAACAGGGGAGGCGTCACAAAATACGGTTGAGGCCTTGAAAGGAAAGCTCCGAGAGGTAAGAGCGTCTAAGATCATTGTTAATATTAACTCATCAGGGGGCGATCTCAATGACGGCTTAGTCATCAAGGACTTGCTTCAGCAGAAGGGCGCCGAAATAGTAACAAATATACAAGGATTCAGTGCCAGCGCCGCAACAGTTATAGGGCAGGCAGGAACAAAAAGGCGGATGAGTGAAAATGCTTTCATGCTCATTCACCGGGTCATGTTTGGGCTTGTCGGGTATTTCAATCAAAACACATTCAGGGTCATGACTAAGGATGCTGAGGTTATTGATAGTCAGCTTGTACAGATGTACGGGAAAAGCTCAAATAAAAGCGGTGATGAAATCGAGGCTCTTATGGATGAGGGGGAAGGATATGGGCGCTGGATTAACGCTAAAGAAGCCCTCGAATATGGATTTATTGACGAGATATATGATCCATCCGATGAGACGGATGAGAACATAGACAAGCTAAAAGCTGACGAGGTATCCAAGATGAAGCGCAATGTACAAGAGCTTGCTATACAGGGACACAAAGGTAGTGAAGATTTTATGAACAGACTATTTAAGAAAGAAGAACTTCAAAGCGAAGCGGATTCCGCTAAAGAGGCGCGAACCCGAAATTTAATTAATAAACTAAAATTAGAGGTATAAACTTATGTTTACACTGAAGCAATTAAACGAGAAACTGGGAGACGCAAGAAAGCGAAAATCCACGCTCGTTAACGATCGCGCCTCCAAGATCAACGAACTGGAGATGCTTATGGACAAAGATAGCCCAGATCAGGAGTCTATCGAAGGCAAACAGAACGAGATTAAGAATATGAAGGCTAAAATAGAGCAGTCAGAGAACTTAATCATTAACTACACAGATCAGATTCAAGATCTGAATGATGTCAATAACTACGAGGCACCTAACGCAGGATTTGCTTTTGAGAGCAATGGAGAATCAAGTGAAGGGAAAGAGCTTCAAAGTTATTCCATGATCGACGCTATCCGACAGGGTATGGGTCGTGGTAACTTCACAGGCCTTGTTGCAGAGATGCACCAAGAAGGGCAAAGAGAAGCGAAAGAATCAGGAATCAGCCTAAGCGGAAATGGCTTAGTAATTCCTCAGAAAGTACTTGCTAACAAAAAGTTTGACATGCGTAATGATGTCACAGCGGGCACGGCTGGGGCCAAAACGATTCAAACAGAGGGCATCGACTTTGTAAGCCTGCTTCGTTCACGTTTGGTACTATCACAGCTTGGCGCTCGTTTTGTGACGGGTCTAAGCGGTAATATCCCGCTGACTAATCAAGCAGGTGGGTTCACCTTCGGCTGGGCAGCTACGGAAAATGCAACAGCAAGCGAGTCAACGGCTACATATAGCCAGCAGACCCTATCCCCGAAACGCGGAACTGGGTTTATGGACGTATCTAATCAATGGTTAATACAGACATCACCTGAGATTGAGCAAGAGCTTGTCAATGATATCCTTTCCGGCACAGCCGTAGGGATTCAGACGGCCGCAATAAATGGCGCTGGCTCAAACGGAGAGCCAGAGGGTATCTTACAGAAGTCAGGCATTGGTATAGCGTATGCCGGTGGCGCCGCTGCAACAGGCACGAATGCAAACGGAGCTGCACAAGCTTATGACGACTGGGTTAACGTGGCTAAGGAAGTGGCAGTGGATAACGCCGACATGGGTTCTCTGGCCTATTTAACAAACCCGAAAGTTAAAGCTCAGGCTATGTTAACTAAGATTGACGCTGGGAGCGGAAACTTCATTTGGGATAAGATGAAAGCAATGGATTCAAACATAGGAATTAGTAACATCGTTCCTTCTGACCTCAGCAAAGGTACTTCAGATGATCTCTCCCCGCTTATTTACGGGAACTTCAGAGATCTATGGATTGGCCAATGGGGCGGACTCGAACTGATGCCTAACCCATACACCAAGGCCAAAGATGCGATCACTGAAATGATCCTGCATGTGTATGTAGATGTTGCCACTCGCCGTGAAGAAAGCTTCGCAGCAGTGAAAGACATAGATGCACAGTAAACCAATTAATGGCAGGGGCTTAGGCCTCTGCTATTTTTTAAAATTAAAAGGAGATTACAATGGCTAAGAAGTCAAGCAACACTAAAAAAATATATATGATACGACCCGTTAAAGGCTATGCCTATGGAGCGGGCTTGGTACATGAAGTACCTACTAAGCTGGCTGATGAATTGCTGGATACAGGGCAGGCGAGACTTCCCAAAAAGACACTACCTGAGAAGCTACCACATCGGGATGAGTTTATCTCGGCAGGGCATGAAACATTAGCCCAAATAAAATCTATTAAAGACCTACAGCAGGTCCCTGGAATAGGGCCAGCCGGATCAAAAGAAGTACGCGAATACTTAAAAGGATAACCCATGCCGTTGACCTATGAAACAGAGCCACTTACAACGCCGATTGATTTAGATGAACTTAAAACACATCTACGCATTGGCAATAGTACGACCTATGATTCGTATCTAACCTTGTGCATCAAAGCATTAGCGGAGGAATCAGGGGTTAATAATATTTTGCAGTGGGCGTTCAAGCGTCAGTTAATTGAGGCCACTCTGGTATTCACACTAAAGGATTTTCATAGAAAGCTTGAGTTACCACGGCCCCCCCTTCAATCGGTTACATCCGTAGAATATAGGGATACAGACGGGGTGTGGACATCTGTAGATGCACAAAACTATGAAGTTAACATAGATGCTGAGCCGGGCTTTGTGCGATTTAGCGATGATTTTGCGTTCCCAAGCCTGTTCAGTGATGAGGAGTACCCTGTTCGGGTTACTTATGTAGCGGGTTATGCTACGTCCAATGACGTTCCTGCTAATATAAGGCTCTGGGCTTATAATGTAATAGGCGACATCTGGCAAAACCGAAGCAGTCATATAATGGCTCGAAGCTCGGCGGAAGTCATTGAGCTAGTGCAACAGATGGGTCGGCTATCGGCACCGCATCAAGCGGGAAGGAGGTTTGGATGAGCTATTTCATGGACCCTGGGGAGATGAACAGGGAAATATCAC